TACCAAGGAGTGTATGAGGATTTCAATGATAACAAAGTTTACAGCATCGAACTTGACAAGCGAATCGTTAAACGAGGAGGAGAGTTCCTTGACATCAGAATACGAAAGTATGAAAGTGATCAAGCAACAGAGGCTCGACAAGAAGAAAGTAGCGAGTCAACGAAGGAAGATCAGTCGTCAAGCTAAAGAAGAAAGATGGAACTAAATATGGCAATAGAAAAAGATCCAACGTTTAATGGTGTCTATGTAAGAGACACTGGTGATGATATAGAAATAATGCCAAAACCTTATGAAATTGTAGATGCCAAATATGTTGAAGGTGAGTTTATTGAAATAGGGTATCCTATTAATTATGATAATTGTTCACCTGCTCATATTCGTAGAGCAGTTTATAATAAAGTAAATCTTATGAGTAGTGAAGAATTAATAAACATAGCTAACCATGTACTAAGAACATTTTATATGAGTGTTTATAATGATAAGGACCCTGTAGGAAACAAAAAAACAATTAATGAACTATTAAAATATCACCTTTATGCTTAAAAGAAAGATGGAACTAAATGAATGAACAAAGATATACTAAAGGGCCATGCCCATTCCCTGGGTGTGGTAGCTCAGATGCATTCACAACATACAGTGACAGTGGTGTAGGCCATTGTTTCAGCTGTGGTAAATCAAAGAAAGTAGAAACAAATATGAGAACAGATTATGAACATGCCACCTTTTCTGAGCTTACTAACTTCTCCACCATCGGTGGTTATAATAGCTATCCTGTTACTTCTCGTGGTATCTCTAAAGAAGTAATAGACCACTTCAATATCAAGATGAGTGTAACAGATATAGGTATGCCTGAAGCACACTTCTATCCATACACTAAGAATGGTATTACAGTAGCGTACAAAGAACGTACTCTACCTAAGGACTTCAAGACTCATGGTGACTTCAAAGACTGTGAGTTGTTTGGTCAGTCTGTTTGTTCAGCTGGTAAACACAGACTAGTAATCACTGAGGGTGAGCTAGATGCCTGTGCTGTAGCTGAGAGTATGCTACATAACAGTAAGAAGATCTGGAATGTTGTATCGATCCCATCGGCATCGAACCTAAGAGGGTTACTAGAGCAACGTGATTGGATCAATTCGTTCAAAGAGATTGTGCTATGCTTTGATCAAGACGAAGCAGGTCAGAAGGCACAAGACGCAGCAGCTAAGATGTTTAAAGCTGGTAAGGTTAAGATCGCTAAGCTACAAGAGAAAGACCCATGTGAAGTACTAATAAAGCATGGCCCTAAAGCTCTTGATAATGCAATCTTCTCAGCGCAAACATGGTCACCTGCAGGTATCGTAACAGGTGAAGCTATATGGGAACAGTTCAAAGAACGTCAGAATGTAGAGTCTGTACCCTACCCTGATTGTTTGGGTGGACTAAATGAAAAACTAAAAGGGATTAGATATGGTGAAATTACTTTGTTTACCTCTGGTACTGGTAGTGGTAAGTCTACTGTCATTAAAGAGATTGCTCTTGACCTTCTTGCTAAGACAACTGATAAGGTTGGACTCATTAGTTTGGAAGAGAGTGTTGGAGATACAGCCGAGAAGTTTATCTCAATGGCACTTAAACGTAACATCATGGACCCTCCGCCTACTGCAGAAGATGAACTCCGCAGAGGATACGAGACTGTGTTTGGTGACGAGCGACTGGTTCTCCTTGATCATCAAGGGTCCGTGGGCGACTCATCTCTTATCGACAAGATCGAGTACATGGCCCTTATGGGATGCAAGTACCTCATTCTTGATCACATTACTATCGCGGTATCGGAAGGCTCTGAGGGGCTATCTGGTAACGAAGCGGTGGACAAAGTGATGTCTGACCTATTGAAGGTTGTAAAGAAACACAATGTATGGCTAGGTCTTATTAGTCACTTACGTAAAGCTCAAGGAGGAAAGAGTTTTGAGGAAGGGAATATCGCATCTATTGATGACATCAAAGGCAGTGGCTCGATCAAGCAGATCTCGTTCGACATCATCGCCTTCTCAAGAAACCTTGTCGCAGAGTCAGAGTCAGAACGAAACACAATTAAGTTTAAAGTTCTCAAGTCCAGATTCACAGGACTTACAGGACCAGCAGGGAGTGCTTCATACGACAACAAGACAACACGATTAGTTGCAGCAGGAGGATTTGATGAGTACTTCAACATTTGAGGTAACACTAATAGATAGTATGGGGAGTGACCTAGCAGTAGTAAATGCTGCTAGAGTCTCCTTTAATAAACAACGATCAGAGTATACTGATGGAGACAAAAGACTTCTCCAGTACTTAGCACAGCATGGTCACTGGACACCCTTCAGTCAAGTGCAATACCAAGTACGTATCAAAGCACCTATCTTCATAGCAAGACAATGGTTCAAACATATGATTGGTATTACACGTAATGAAGTATCACGAAGATATGTAGACACAACACCAGAGTTCTATGAACCAACATCATGGAGAGCTAAGCCTACTGATGGAGCTAAGCAAGGCTCTAGTGGTGACGCTGAGTCTCAGTACTTCCCTAGTAAGTATCTAAGGGAGATACATGAGAACGCTATCACATGCTATGAGAAGATGTTAGCTCAAGGTATTTGTCCTGAGCAAGCACGTATGATCTTACCGCAATCCATGATGACTGAGTGGGTAGAGACAGGATCACTAGCGTCTGCTGCACGTATCTACTCTCAACGAACTGATGCACACGCACAAGTAGAGATACAAGAACTAGCCAAGATGTTTGGTGACTGTATTAAAAACATTGCCCCTGTTAGTTGGGGGTGCCTAATATAACAGAAAGAGGATTGTATGAATCCATTCGATCAAATCTCAGAGTACCTAGTTGATAAGGTCTCAAGGGTTAATCCAAATAACCCTAAGGCAAACTCAGGTGGAGTACTTCTGAGGTTGTATAAAGAATATGAAGAGGACATGCCACGACTAGTAACAGTGGCATTCCAAACAATACAAATGAGATTCACCTACGATACCTCAGATAGTCCTGCTGGTACTGCACAACTGACCAATGTATCCACAGCGATAGGTCAACGTATAGCTCGTGTAATTAAGAGAGAACCCCCTGGGTTACCTTGGAACATGCACGTAAGACTAGGTGATCTCTTCATTGAAGCCTTCTTTAACTGTGGCTTCATTGACATCTACTACCCTAAGACAAGGGATACAAGCTATATTGTGTCGGCTACAGCAAAGTGGATTGACCTAGCAGATATCCCTGAGGCTATGTCTAGGATCTCTTTGAACCATACTGTACTGGATAGGCCAGAAAAGATTGACTGTATCATACAGACAGATGGTGAACCTCTAATCAAGAACTGGACAGAGGAAGATAATGGTGAGTTCCTTAGTATGAAGGATACACCTTGGGTAAAGTCAGTAGATAAGTTACAACGTACAGGCTGGAGAATTAACCAGCGTGTGTACGATGCACTGATCGATAACAAAAATCTATTCGTTTCATCCGTACCCATTGAGGACAATGATGCTAAAGAAATGAAACGTAGAAGTAAGAACGTAGAGTGGGGCTTTATCACAACTAAAGCTAAGCTGCTGTATGATCATGATGTGTTCTATCAGTACATGCAAGCTGACTATCGTGGTAGGTTGTACTACTCAGAGTCTTTCTTAAACTACCAAGGATCAGATCTTGCTAGAGGTATGATGTGCTTTGCCAGAGGTAAGCCTATGACAGAGGATGGTCTCTTCTGGTTAGCAGTACATACAGCAAGCAGCTTCAATCAAAGCTATGGTATTGATGAGATACCTGACTGGTGTGAGGCAGACTACGCTACGTACTTAGAGGAAGAAAAGCTAGAGTCTATAAGTGTAGATAAGTTCACACTTGAGGACAGAGTACGATGGTCTAACTACAACATGGATGTGTTGATTGAAATGGGTAGGGACTCTATCATAGCTGAGATTGCTGAGAAACCTGTTTCATTCCTTGCTTGTTGTCTTGAATGGTATGACTACCAGAAAGCAGTGAAGGATAATAGAATCCACGTAAGCCACCTTCCAGTGCCCGTGGATGGCAGTAACAATGGTTGGCAGCATCTAGGTGCTATATCTAAAGACAGTCAAACAGGCAAGCTTGTAGGGCTGATACCAGTAGATATACAGCATGACTTCTATGTCCAGACTGCTAAGCAACTAAACCTACTAGTCACTGATGAGAGACTCAAAGGTATACTAGATCAGATGCCAATGAAACACATACGCAAAGCTATCTCCAAGCGTGGTAGTATGACAAGAGCATACTCTGCAGGTGCTAAGAAGATCGCTGAGAATATGTTCTTTGATTGTAAGGCTGAAGACTTTCACATCACTTATGGTATAACTGAGAATGATTGTAACAAGCTAGCAAAGCTACTGATCAAGGCTATCAATATGGTATGTCCTGGACCACTACANACTATGGCATANCTCCAGGCACTAGCNCAGTACGAGATAGGTAACTACAAGAAGTTCTCTAAAGAAGGAGAAGCTGTTGGACCTGAGTACAAAGAACTAGTGAAGACACAGAAGGCACTCTACACAAAGAAAGATAAGTCTGATGAAGAGATAGAAGAACTTAACAGTCTTACAGTAGAGTTAAAATCATACGAGAGTAGGCTTATACATGGTAATGGTAAGGACAGTATCAGATGGCTAACACCATCAGGTTTCAAGGTTACCTATGAGAACTTCACTACAGCTACAAGAAAGTGTAGAGGTACTATAAGTGGATATAAGACTGACTCTAAAGGACACAAGGGAGTAAACCATGTGGCAAGAGTACCTACAAAGACCCCAGACATTCGCGGATTTATGTGTGGTGTCAGTCCTAACTACATCCACAGCCAAGATGCAAGC